AATACCAGAAGGAGATTTTCCAACCTGCTTTATATTTTTCTTTACTCGTATATCTGAAAAAATACTAAGAAGTATAGGTGCTACTTTAGCTATAGTGCCTCCTAATCCACCAGCAGCAGCTCCACCAGCAGCAGCTCCACCAGCAGCTCCAGCAGCAGCTCCACCCCCAAATATACTAGATAAAAAGCCACCTCCCTCTGCTCCTTTCAAAGCATCAGTACTTTTTATTATATCAGTAATATCCACAGGACCTCCGACTGATACGTTATCCATTTGATTTGATGCATAATTTGATATAAGTTTATCCCTTAATCCAGAACCCAATCTTTCACCTATCATTTCTCCTATACCACCATCTTGAGTCCCAGGTAATGCTTCTTCTGGCTGTTCCTGAGCCATAGGTAATCTACCAGCAGGACTAAATCCACTCCCTCCAAATCTATTCATCATTTCTTCTCCTTTTTCTTTGGTTTAGACTTCTTTTTAGGTGGTCTTCCTACTTTCTTCCCATATGTTCCTTTTCCGTAAGGCATATTATCTACTCACCTGAATTTAATACCATCGACCACCTTTGCCGCCTTGCCTTATATTTGCTCCCGAAGTCTCAGGATATACTCCCATAGATTCTTCTGGACTTGTTTCAAACTCTGAAGGATAGTGGTCTCCTTCAAGCTCTGAAGGATGTGGTCTCCGAAAAGGTAATTCTTTAGGAGTTTTATATTTATATCGTGTTAATCCCATTTTTTTAAGAAATTGCCCCCATTTATTCTTCATATCAGAAGGAATAAATTGGGAAAACGTATTTATATCATCACCCCATTTTTTGAACATTCTATTACTTGCCTCTTTAATTGAAGGACCTCTAATACCCGCTGAAATACCCATATAAGCAGGATGAACTGAAGGACCAGCGCCACGATGACGTCCAACAGCATCAAAGGATTTGATTAAATCTTCCCTTGAAGGACCTACTCTAGGGTCTCTAAAAGCATCAAAGGATTTGATTAAATCTTCCCTTGAAGGACCTACTCTAGGGTCTCTGTCAGAAACTTGAAAAGGAGAATCCCTATATGGAATCGGTTCTTCGGAAGGAGGAAAGTTATCCTTATAAGTTTGGATTATATCTTTATTTATCCCTTCACCAAATCCTCTTTCATAATCCTCTACATTATTTCTATCAGCTCTTTCAAAAAATCTACTTCCTTCCATATTATCTCCTTAAAATTTACTCATTAGCTTAAAGTTTTAATAACTTTTTTTATTCTAGCCCAAGCTTTGTCATCTTTCTTAGATTTAGTTATCTTTACAGCCAAATCGCCAATAACCATAAGAACTCCTAATAACCCATGTTTCTTAATTAACCTACCAAGTATTATATTAATCATCCTTAAACCATATCCTTAAACAAATCTTCTAAACCATATCTACCAGTAAACGTATCTTCCATAACTAATTTAGCTCCCCTTTTTATTTCTCTCTCCATTTCTGCAACAGCTTTCTTACCAAACATCTCCGCTTCGCTTGTCCCCATTTTAATCAAATCCTTTGATGCTTTTAGAGCCCTAGGAGTTTTACTCCCGTAATAGGCGGCAACTGCTATAGCATCCTTCTTAGGCATCCCTTGAGAGATTAATATGTCTATTTTTTCTGACGATTGAGCGAATCCTTGACCTGTTCGTACCATATCGTCCATTAGACCGCTAACTAATCCGGGTTTTGAAGTATCTTGCCCATACGCCTTTGCAACATTTTGAGCTTTTTCATACATATCCTTTTGAAGGTTTAATGCTTGTTCCTTTGGCATCCCTTTTGGGAAAATTTTAGAATAATCAACTTCCTGTAATCTTGAACCAGATACCTGAGGTCTGATATTCCCCTGAGTAATACTTCGTTTTAGGATTTCTCTTGCAATCTTTCCCCTCATTTATAACCTATATCCCAATGTTAACATATAATCCTGGGGAATTTCACCCATCTCCCCTTTTTTTATCAAATCCATATAAAATCTATCTGAAAAGTTCACTCGTCCCCTTAATCTCAACTTATCTCTCATTAAATTAGCAACCTCTTTAGAAGAAGCACCCTCTGACTTAGCATATATACCTTCTCCAATAACCCTTAAGAAGTTAGACTTCTTTAACTCAAAAGCATCATCTCTCTCAAAAAACCTACCAGCCACTTACTATGACGACCCCCCTGCTATATAAAATTCTAAATCTACACTTCCTGTATCTGCACGAGCTTGAAGATTTGTTAAATCTCCGAAATTCGTACTATAAGCAGCATCAGCATCTTGGGTTGCATTAAATACATCTACCATTCCACCACTATTATCACTACACCATAGGAAAGATTTCCCTGCATCAAGTTTAATAGCAAACTCATCATTATCTTGGTTCCTAAATGTTAATGTAATAAAATTTGTGTCATCTAAATTAGTAAATCTCATATATTTAACATTAGATGCAATAAATCCTCCAGGTCCGATTACCGCAGCAAATGTAGCTATAACCGATTCTGTTGTATGTAATACAGTAACCAACCTCCTTGTTACATCTAATACATTAGCAAATGTCATTGACTGAAGTCCACCATAATCTCTATCATCAATCGTTAGACTTTCAGTTAAAGTAACAGTAAGAGTTTCACCCGATGTTCCTGCCATCCTACTACTTCTAGCCATATAACGTCTCCTTTACCATTTATATACCATACAACATGTTAATAAAATATGCTACTGCAATTATAGAAATTAAAAAACAAAATTTTTCCAGACCAGTCATTAAACTCCAGTATGATTCATTCTTAGATTTAGGCTTTTTGTTCATTTTTCCTTATGTATCTCATACCATTTAGTTACAGACCTATATAACTTCTCCCTATTATTATAGTGCATAACACCATGAATGTTCTGCATATCCTTATATAGTACTTGGTAATCTAATTTACCATTATCATCGAGATACTTGTTATATCGATTACCTTCATCTCTCCTTAATACCTCTTCTATATCACTCTTAGTACTAATAACATTACCCCCACATTTTTCTTTGTCTAAACATGTTACTGTCCCAAGCCCCGCTTATTAAATCAAACTTTAAATATCATAACACCTGATTAGAGCTCAAATACGTACCCTATATATTAAGGACTCTTTATAATACAAGTCAAGTGTTAAAACGCATTTATTTTCAAATTTCAAAAAAATATTGTAGAATGAGTGTGTGGGATATACAGTCCGCCATACCCCCCGCAAATTCACGGGGTGGGGTCGTAACTCCGTTGAGAATTAGACCACCTCAGCCGTAGTTACTCTCCCTCCATCCTGTGAATTTGCTCCTCATATGGCGTGACCCCTGTTAACTTGTGGTACATTAACAAAGTGAAAGAGTGTACTACATAATGGGGGAATGGTTATCACAATGGGAAGTGCTCATTGTACCATACCCTCACATTTTCCCAAGGAGGAAATAATACCATGGCAAAATCCATTCAGAGTACAATCTTTAACAATGTTAAACCCTCAGAAGTTTCTAACACCAAGAAACGTATCTTAAAGCCAAAGACCGTCTTTGACAAAGATACTGGTGTTAAAAAGGAAGTTTCTGAATATGTATACGGTGAAAGTGATACCGGTATCATAGTTGGCTTAAAGCGACCAGCAAACTTTGATACTGAATCTCCACATTCAAACTTCCCAAGTACATTGACCCTTAAGGGACTCAGGAAGCTCAGTGACCTTCGGTCAGAACCCTTACTTCTTGATGAGAGCAGGGACTATGAACTTGCATCAGCAGGTGTCAAGGAAGATACAGACCGTGTATGGTCAAGATACAAACCAATAGAAACTGGTATGTCCTTGGCATAAACATCTACCTTGCCAACTTACTCACCCCCGTCCACTATGATGTACATTAGTAGACGGGGGTTCGTTTTTTTTTGTAAGGGTTAAAAGAGACACCAATGGTTATCACAATGAATGGTTATCACAATGGTAACCATAATTAAAACTTAAGGAACTAAATTATGAA